ATACAGCCAATAGAATATATATACGCCAATAAACTTAGTTACAACTTAGGTAGCACACTTAAATATATAACCAGAAATAAAGGCGGTAAAGAAGATAGAATTAAAGATCTTATGAAAGCCAAACATTTTATAGACTTGGAACTAGAAATGGTTTACGGCGTAGATCAACAAGGCCAAAACTTAGGTAAGTATAGTATTGAAGTAACTATTGGTTAGGCAGCAAACTGTTTAAATATTCTTGTCTAGCTTGTCTTTGATTTTCTAAAATTTGTTGCGCAGAAAGACCACTTATAGTTGGCGTTGCTCCAAGTGTTACTGGTTTTACGCTGGTCAATAGACCTGTAGCTGGCGACATACCAAAAGGTCTTGACATTAATAATTCAGATGCAACAGCTGGTGGCGCTAACTTACCTAATTTAAGAGGATTCACAATAACATCTTGTGCTAATAACCTTGACGCAGTACCAGAATCAGGAAATTGTGATAACAAAATTTTGTTAGCTTCTTCAGCAGTTTCTTGTAATGGTTTTTGTCCTTTTATAAGCGCTTGTTTCATTTTAGTTTGATCTGTTTGCTTTAATGCTCTAAGTATCTGTGCTGGTGTAAAAACGCCTTCTTGTGTAATGGCAGATTGCATAGCTTTGTTAATTGGTATTAAATTAGCATATACCTTATTGATATCAAACAATTCTTTAGAGTTTGGGTTTTGTAAATTGATTTGATCGTCTAATAAATTTTTTGTTTGTTTCAAAAATACACCTATTTCACCTTCAAAACCACCTTGGCGCAAAAATCTTGTGCTTAATCTGTTTAAATTTGTTTGAGCATTTTTTAAGTTTTTGCCTGAAAGTTGTCCATCAACAATATTATCAAATATAGTTTTATCTAATATTTTTAAAACCTTACTTTGGTCAGAACTACTAAATATACTTTTTTCCAAGGCGTTTAAAATATTAGTTTCAAGATCATCTGTTTTTGTCAGTTTTAATTTTGGTATTATTGATTCATACTTTTTATTTAAAATATCATCTATAAATTCATAAGATTCTTTGGCTGATGCGTTCTTTGGCAATTTAATTTTCAGTGGTTCTACAGCTTCTTCTAATAATCTTTTATTAAACAATATTAAACTTTCTAATCGTTTAGCTTGTATAGGCGCGCCTGCGCCAGGATATGATGTTGATAAATCTTCCAAGGCAGTTATCAAAGTAGATCCAACAGAACCCTGATCTCTTAATGCTTGACCAGGTGTAAGTGGTATGCCTTTTTTTTGTAAATCTTGAGCTACTTTTGATTTTGCTGGCAATAATTTATCAGCACCTACACCAACCGCACCACCAAGCGCGCCACCAATAGCAGCACCTTGTAATCTGCTTTGTGTGTCCTCGCCTGTGCCAGCACCATATAAAGCGCTTTGTGTAGCCGCAATCTTACCAGTTCCTTGTAAACCTAATCTACCTAATAGTCCTGTAGGACCTGTAAAAAAAGTGCTTGGTAAAGCACCAATAAATTCTGTTCCATAAGCTGCTGCTGGTGCTTGTTCTCTAAAACTTTGAAGTTCAGACCTTGCTTCTTGTAAAGCATCATCATAATTTACATCTTTCTGCAAAGACCTTACAAAAGCCTCCACTTCATCACCAAAACCAAATAATAAACCTTGACCAAATGATCTAGCTAAACCAGCCCCAATGTTTTGTGGTGCTTTTTGTCCGTAATCTACTGGTTTAGGTGCTGCCATACTATATACCGCTTACATCCTCTTTTGATATAACCCTAAATTGTCCATTTATAGCATCAAAAACAAAATCACCAGGTTTGATTTCACCAGATTTTACTTTACTATCAAAATCTTCATCAGAATTGTAAGATTTAAAAACTGGTCCTAGTTTTTCATCGGCAAATTCACCAAAACCTAACAAATTACCATTTTCTTTTAAATATTTTTCCATTTCAAATAATCTTTTTTTATTATGTTTTGCAAGTGATTGTAAACCGCCAACTAAAACTTTGTTACCCTCAACTGTATTACCTAAATTAGGAACGGCTGCTCTAAATAAAGTTATTTCAGTATCAGATGTTGAACCTGAACCAGCTACTCTCATTCTTGGTATTAAATAACTGGTAATGTTAGTAAATAATTCTTGTTGTGTAAGATCATCTAGTTGTTCTTGTGGCAAAATATTTAACCCAGCTGCAATTCTTTTGAAAGGTATTTTAATTTCTTCAATAACACCAGTTTGTACAGGATCAGTACCCTCTAATTGCTTTTGCAAAATATCAAGCCTTGGTTCTAAGTCTGCAAAGTTGTTTACAACTTCTTGTGACTTCTCTACTAATTTAAACGCTGATTTAGCAGCTTCTTGTTGAAAAACCTTTTCACCAGTATCTATATTAATATTTGGACTTTTGTTTAACATATCAGCAGCTTGGTCAAAGGTGAATCCTTTGCTTTGTAAAAATTGTATATCTTTTTGAAATGCTGTTCTTGTGTCTTTTGGATCTAAAGTTTTTGTAAGTGTATTTATTACCTGATCTGGTGACATAATATTTAATAAACTTTTCATACCAGGCGCTAAGTTTGGATTATCTGCTATATATTTTTTTACAGCTTCCTCTTGTTGATTCTTTTTTTCCTTACTTTCTTTCATTTCTCTTAGCTGTATAGCTTTTTGAACAAAGTCTTTATCGCCTTTAAGAGCGCCACCCAAAGCAATCAACATAGTAGCAAGGCCAGTCCTGTCTTTTGTTGGTTTAGGTGTCATAGGTGTTATAGTACCTATATTTGGTTGTGAATTTACCATTCCAAAAGGTGTATTAAAATCAAATATAGTAGCCATTTATCAACCTAAAAATTTTAATCCAAGCAACTGTGCGCCTGTGCCTAATATATCGCCAAGACCAGTTTTTTGTCTGCCAGTTGTAGTAGTGCTAACAAGCGGTGTTCCCATGCCAGCTTGTAATAAACCAAGTTGTTGTGGTCCATAGGCCAAGGCTCTGCCAAACTCGCCTCTTGCAGCATCTATGCCTGCTTGTTGTAGTAGTTGTTGTTGTTGTCCTATACCACTTAACAAACCTAAGTTTTGTAGTTGTGATCCTTGTAAACCACCAAGTAAACCAGCTTGTTGCTGTCTTGCTTGTAGTTCAAGCTGTGGAGCAAACATGGCTAATTGTTGCTGTCTTGCTATATCGCTCTCCGCCGCCCTCTGCGCTTGCTCGAAACCAGCTTGTCGTAAGTTTGCTGCTGTTCTTGCCTGTGCCTCTATAAATGGTCTTTGTGATTCTGATTCTAACAATGCAGATCGTGAGCCACCAAAAGCGCCCGCTCTGATTGCTCTATCCTGCGCGCCACCACGCGCTATATCTGCCTGTCTTTGTATATCGCCTAGCGCTTGATCTATTACTTGTTGTTGAAACGGCGATTGATATTGTTCTATCGGCGCATCTAATAATGATCCTACTTGACCTGTCATAGGTCTTTGTTGCTGCGCTAGTCCTTGTAGGGCTTGCGTAGGATCAAAAGCCATACCAGATTCAAATAGTCCTCTTGTAGCCTGAAACTGTTGTAGTTGATCTGGATTGAACCCAGCGACCATTGGGCCTGTATAGGGTATAAATGGCTGTTGTGAGAGTCCTCTGGCTCTGCCAAATAGTTCTTTAAATTGTTGTTCTTGGAAAGCTGGTAAACTAGCTTCTTGAACTGTTGTGGTTTTTCCTTTGCTCATAAGTCTTTTCTAATTAAATATTCTGTTTCAAATCCAAGATGTTTTATTTTTCTAATCCATCCTTTTCTTCCGCCACCATAAAGTCTTTTTATACCTGCCGCCTTTGCAAATGCTTCTATTGACGGCAACATTTCTTCTAATTCTTTATAGTCACCACCACAAAACAAAAGGTTTAACGCTTTTACTTGTGGATATAGTACAAACTCTGTTATATAAGCAGACCTTTTGCCTGGCCATAAGTGGAATATTCCTGATCTTATTTTATCCTCTATATCGTCTATTGTATAGGAATCTTGATACTTTACTGCTTTTTCAATAAAGGGCTTACATCTAGCCCATTCTTGTTCCCAAGGCTGTTTTTCTTGTGTTTTAAGTTCTACTACTTTATTAGTCGCCTTTTGCATACTCAATTAAACTTGCTGTAACATACAATTTGTTTGCAGCAGCAGCAGTTACCTTTAATATTTCGCCTGCTTTAACTACCAAACTCTTTGATAAAAGTTCTGCTGTAGTATCAGCTGCGATAACGTGTTCGTTGTATAGACTAAATACATTACTAGATGTATCAGTCAAAGTTAAAATGATGTTTGTTTGACCAGATGTATTGTTGTTGACCAATATAGATTCAACAATAGTAAAATCAAATGCTGTTCCAGTAGGGGATGTATAAAGTGTAGTGGCATTAGTCGTTGTAAGATATACTTTTGCGTTGTCAGCTTTTTGTAGATACTGTCGTTGTGAAGATAGATCCATTATCTTCTGCCTCTGTTACGCAAGTTTAATCTTATGTTGCCTACTTGAAA